GTAAACAGAATTTAATGTTCCAATAGTAACATTTGCAAGTTCTCCAGCATTAGCTGCTGCAAAAGTTCCATTACATTGAACTCTGTAGGTTATATTTGGATCATCGTACACATAAGCTTTGGCATTAGCCGCATCTTTTGTTGCTGTACCAGTAGTCCAAACTTTTTCAAATTTAACATTGCCATCGGTATCAATATATTCAACGCCATAAAAAACACCCAGAGCTGTTCCGCCTGCTGTGCCTCTTATAAGTGTACCACCTGAATTAAGTGTTACAATATCTCCTGATGCCATTGAACCTGTTTGTCCATTAGCAATAGGATATTCGTTAGGTCTGATAACGCCGCCTGTTAAATGTCTTAGTGGGACAAATCCCACAGGTGCATTTACATTTGCCATTTTTTAGTCTCCTAGTTTAGTTTAATTGCCGTCCGAACTAACTGTTGACTTAAAAGTTCTTTGAATAGGTTGACCTGGTGTTTCTGCACGGTTCATGTCTTGTTCGACTGATGTCATTAAATTTTCAGTCATCTGAGCATAATACTCGTTTCTTTGTTTTACCATGTTTGTAGGCATTTCACAAAGTACCATTCCTTCTATTCCTATATGCCCTGCAAATCTGCCATGTTCAATCGTTGGAAAATGTTGAATCTCTTTGACCGTTTTAGGATCACGAGGTACCCAACCTTCTCTCAACCGTTTAGCTACATTCGTAGGAGTTTCCTGTCCTAATACCATTGTTGCAATCCATCTTTGACTGAACCCTGGTCTTGCTTCAGGAGCTTCTAATAAGTTACTCGGTCGCCAATTCGAAACTTTTGCTTTTTCAGCTCTAGTTTCATTGTTTATTTTATTATCATTATTTTTCATGTCAGGCTCCTTTCTATTGTCCTGTATCGCTAAAGCTTTTTACTTCTTTAGCAAACCGTTTTAGTGCTGCTTCATCATTAATGTTAATGCCAAAGTTTTTAGCAGTAGCAAGATCATCACTTGTAAGCTTAACTCTATTACTAGATGTTCCTTTTTTACGAGATACACCAGCAACTGGAGATTGCACTCTATTATTTTTTTGTACTACATTTTGTTCCGCTTTGGAAGTGTTTTCTTCTGATTTATTAAAATAAGGAAGACCACTAGCTTTTAATCTTTTAGTCATTTCATCATAATATCCAGGATCATGCACATCCCAACCTTCTTCTGTTAATTCAGCATCAATTCCATAAGCCATAGCTGTTTCTTTTCTATAACCAGGTTTATTAAACCATGTTGAATTTTCTTTTACCCACTCGGTGGCTAAAGGCGGAGCTTTCTTGTCAGTTTTTTCAGCAGGTTTAGGTACTCTTGCAGCATAATCTTCTGTTTTAGTCATTTGACTACGAATTTCTGCCATACTTTCATACAATTTAACTTGTTTGTCAGTATTACCTTCTTCTATTGCTTGTTTTAATTCATTAGAAACACTAGAAAGTTGATTACCTAATGATTTATTAGCTATATCATATGTCTTTTTTTCCATTTTAGACATTCTTTCTTCCATTTCGACAAGTTTTTGTTCTGCTTCTGCTCTTTTAGCTACTTCTTTCTGGATTCTTTTACGAACTTTAACAGAATAAGGCATATCATCCGAATATTCTGGAACTTTTTTTTCTTCCAGTTTAATCTGTCTTTCGTTTTCGTAAGTTTTATCTACATCTGGTTCTTTTTCTGTAGATTCAGTAGAAGTTTCTTCTTGTTGCTGTTGTAGTTTTTCTAATGGATTTAAAGGTATATCTACCTCTTGTCCTTCTACTACTTCATCAAGTTTAACTTCTAATTCTTCTTGTTTTTTTTCGTTCTCGGGCATAGTTTCTCCTATGTTGTCATTAACTATTGTTAATGTATGTTATAATTGTTGAGTTACTACTTCTGGATTTTCCAAAGTTGCAATAATCTCATCATCATTTAATAACACCATTTTTACTTTTTGTACAGAAATTCTAGCTCCTGCATATCTACCAAAAATGACCCAATCTCCTACTTTACACCAAGGTTTTTTTCTATCGCTATAACATTCATCGCCCATAGCTAATACTTGACCTACACTATTTAAGTAAGATTGATCATCTTTACTAGAATCCGTTAAAATTATTCCACCTTTAGTTTTTTCTATTACACCTCTAGGTCTTATTAATATTCTATAACCTACTGGTTGTGGTATTTTTTCTGGTGTTGGAACATCATTATCTGTTGCCCATGATTCATTACTATTCATCTTCTATATCTCCTCCTTTTTTATATTGTTCAATAGTTTCATTTATAATACTAAAAGCTTTATCTAAACCTTGTCCATATCCATAGACACGTTTAAATTCCGATATATTATCTACACCTTTATTTAATAAATTTTGTGATAATTCTTGTTTATGATCTTTTATTTTTTTTTTGATCGCTTGGATCAGTCGTTCCATTATTTCCTTTTCTAAAAAAATTTAATGTTTCATCAAAGTTTTTTTTTAATGTATTTGAAGCAATAGCAAATAAATGTGGTTTAACTGTTTTAATAGAAATGTTTTTATTTTCTAAAAACTTTTTTGCTTGTCTTATTACTTCTGGTTTTGCAGCCATTAATCTTTTTTCTTATCTTCCCTTGCAACTTTACTTGCAACCTCTACTATCTTCGCTTTAGATTCAGCATCTTTTCTCATGTTTTGTTTTTCACTTTCTTTTACACCTTGCATAAATCTAGCTTTTCTAATATTTAATTCTTCAGCTTTAAGTTGTAGTTGAGCTTGATCTTTTTGTGTTTCTAATTGTTGTTTTTGTTCTTCTTCATTAGGTGGCATACTACCCATTAATTGTTGCGCAGCTTGTGCAGCAGTTGCTGCTATTCTATTTTCTTCTTCAATACTAATTTCTTGTGATGGTTCATCCATCAATTCTCTATTAAAATCTCCTGAAGAAATAGGATTACCAGGAGGAACAGATGCTTGCATTTGTTGTTGATATAAATAAGCCATGTGTTGACCAATGTGAGCTAACATTGCTGGATATAATCTTTCTTTAGCTTCAGGGTTTCCACCAAACCTTGGATCTTGAATAAATTGTGAGTGTACAATTATATGAGCTTGATGATCTTGATCTTCAAATACTTTAATAGGTTTACCATTTAATAATGCCATATTTTCTGATACTGGATCACGTCTAGGTGTTTCTTCATCTTCTATCATTAAATCCATATAGTCAGGAATATTAAGAGCTTGTAAAAATCTTCTTGTTGCTTCTTTAACGTCTATAATATCAGGAGAAGATTGTGCTAATTGCATACCTGTTTGAGCCAAAGCTATTCTTTGAGCTTGTGAAAATATATTAGGATCAGAAACTGGAACTACACTAATAGATTGTGTAAAATCTTTTCTTCTAATTTTTTTATTTTCTCCAATTACTTCAAAAGAATATTCATCATCTAAATATTCTCCATTTAATTCGTATATTAATTTAAATTCTCTACCTTGTGCTTGATGTATTCTTTTATGAATAGCTGAAAATACTTTTGAACCTTGTTCTATTAAAGCAATAGTAGTTCCAACTGGACCTGACCCTGCAGAATCACCAATCATAGCATCTGCAATAGAAGCAAAACGTCTCCCGGACTCTGTTAATACTCCTAATAATTGAAGTAAAGTAGGAGAGGGTTCTTTGAAAGGGAGAGGGATAAAACTCTTTCTCAGATCATCTCCATATGCTTCAACTTCTACCCATTCACCAGGAGAAACAGTAATGTCTCCACCTTCTATTCTTGCTCCTTTAGCTCTAAATCCTCCATTGAGGTTGGCAAAGGCAGCTGAATCTAGTAATGCTCTTAAAGCACCAGTGCTGGCATGTTGAAGTCCGCCGATCATTTGAATAAGACCGAAGCCATAAAAGCCTAAGCCCGGAAGATATTTATAATGTACAAAATATGTTCTTTTTCTTTTTAAAGTATCATCTTCTTTCCAATTTCTTCTAATTGATAAAACTCTTTGTGAATCATAATCAATAGTAACTATATAAGGTAATTCCAATTCATTTTTATCTTCACCTAAATCTAAATTACAATGTATTTCTAAAACAGTGTGTATTTTATCTGCCATACTAGGTGTCATACCTTCTAATCTTTGTAAAGTTTGTTCAACCATATCGCCACTATTAGAATCACCACCTCCCTCAGCTTTAGTTAAAGGGATATCTTTATAATAACCAGTTACTTGATGTTTTTTAATATCGTTACGAGTAAGTTTCATAACTTGTGTATATCTATCAGCTGTTTCTAAATCTGTATTTTCCATAGAAATTACAAAATCTTCTGCTGGAACAAATTTAGAGCAAATTCTATCTAATGTATTATCAAAATATATTTTTTTAAAAGCACTACCAGCAAGAGCTAAATAAAATAACATTTGATCTAGTTCATTAAAATAATCTGGTATTTCTTGTGTAACTTGAAAGTTCATAAAATCTTGAACTCTTTGTGCTTGTTCTAATTTTTTATCTGTAGTTTTACCAATAATTTGTGTTTTAACAGGACCACCTGCAGGAAACATTTCAGCAATAGCTCTAGCTTGAAATTGAGTTGCAGCTTCAGCGAGTAATGGATGATGAACCCCTGAAGCTCCCGGAAACGGATCTTGTCTTTCTTCGACAACTACACCTAACATTCTTAAACCTTTAGAATATTGGTCTTCCCAATTTTTACGAGAGCTTTTATCATCTTCATAAGCTCTTACTAATTGTTTGCCTATAAGATTGATTTCAGTTTCAGGTAATTCTTCAGCTAAATTAGAATAATGATTACTTTCAAAAGCATCTTCTTCTTTTTCAGTTTGCTCTTGATCAATATCTACATTTACTTTTTCACCATTCTCATTTGTAAATTGTAGTTTTTTTTTATCTAATTCAACTTCCATTATTTTTTCTTCTTCTTTTTTGCTATTTTACTTCCATACTTTTTAGACCAGCTTTTTGCTATCTTCGGATGATTTTTATAAAGATAACGTCTTTGTTTTTCTGATCTAAAAGGCATTAACTTTTAGCAGTTTTAGCAGACGCTTTAAGTGCTTTAGCAGAAACAGTTCCTTTACCAGGTCTACTGGTTCCGGCTTTTTTTCTTTTGTTCATATTGTAATACAAACCTTTTTTAGCGATGCGTCCACTTTTAGTTTTGTGATAACCTTTTTTCATAAGTTTCCCAAATCCTTCTCTGTTAATCACTTACTTTTTTTTCTTAAAACCGTAAGTGCCTTTTGGTTTACGTGTAGCTTTTGCTACTTTTCTTCGACCAGCCATTGACATTTTTTTACCAGATTGTTTTCCTCTAGTCATGCCTAACTGTTCGTCTTTTCTTGCATTGTATCCTTGTTTTTTCATATCAGTATACCTCCTGGTTCATACCATACTTTCCTATAAAGAGATATAAAACAAAAATTTTGATTATTCTAGTATTAATTTTTTAATTGATAGCGATCCATCAATATTTTGCTCTAATTCAGCCATAGATTTTATACACTGGTATTTAACATTACCACCAATTTTTAAACCACGTCTAGCTATACGTGCGCCTTTTGTACATTCATGATATCCAGTTTGGATACGAGCTTCTTTAATTTCTCCATTAACCAGCATAAGTAAAGCTACTACTACCTCAATCATTGATGACTCCCATTTTGTCTTACTTTATCTTTTAATTTTTCTACATCAAGTAATAGTTTTTCTAACTGTTTTTGAGTAAATTCTATATTTACTTTATTTGTCATATTTTGTTCTTGATTTTCAATTAACTTTTCTACGTCACCAAAAAGTGCTTCTAGAAGCATATACTGTTCTTGGTCAGTAGGTAGTTGTTCACTTTTTTTTAATAAGTCGGCTTGAAATAATTCTCTTGATGTTTCTAAACTTGTAAGTCTAGCTGTAACTTCGGTATATGCAAAAACACCCATGGCAACGCCAGCTACTATTGCTAACATATTTTTCATAGGCATACTTATTGATGTATTTTCATTAATCTTCATTATTTTCCTTTGGTTTAGGTAAAGGTAATACCATATTTTTATCTTCAGTTAAATACTTAGGTATGATAAGTTTTTTTTTACTAGGTTTTATGAACTTATCTCCCATTAATTTTAGGTCAGGATTCTCTTTTTTGTAATCATCTTTCATATCATCCCACAAACTTTTTGAGTCAGATGGTCTAGTGTTATCTCTTGCAGGAGTTACACCTCTACATTTAGATACTAATAGATTAAAATTAGAATTAAGTGCTAAACTAGGATTACTGTTAACCCTACCA